ACCGCGTTGAATGCTGCTTCTGGATCTTTAGCGAACTGATTCACGTCGACATCAAACTCAATGATGAAATGGCCTTTCAGTTCAGCCATAATTTTGATCATGCGCTGGCGGTGATTGAATTGTGCATACAGCTTGCCAATATTCGTTGCGAATTTACCAGGCTGCACAGTCAGGTCATCCAACAACTTATCGATGCCCTGCACTATTTCATTGCCGGTTGTTTCAATCGTGCTCATGCAAAGCCTCTCCAGTTCCGTTTCGGCCGCGATTTGGCTTGTGCCCGTTGAAGTTGCTCAAGGGCAGGGCGAATAACGTTGTCGATGGGATGAAATGTCAAATTCAAGCTATCGGCCTTGTCCGGGCTGTGCTGCCCACGTTTTTTCATGTCCTGTTTTGATTCCATTTGGATGCGCAGCTTTTTGTCATATCCGTATTCAATCCCGGTGTAGTCGTCCAGCAATTCCCGGTCTCCTGCGGGTAGATCAGCAGACTGCAGCCAAATTTTTGCTTGACCCCAGAGCCATGCCCTCATGTTGATAAATTCCTCCGGCTGCGGTGATCTGCCCGCCGGCTGCACGTCAACGACTGGTAATTTGAATTTAGCGAGTTGGTCAACAACACCACCACCGACTCCAGGCCCGTCCACACAGATAGCCACAATGTTGCTATCGTCGATGAATAGGTCTCGGGCTTTAGTGGCCACTTCGACAGTATCCAGCCCACGATAAGCGTACTGGTAGTGGACTTTTGGGCCTTGGCGTAGCGTGATAACGCTCTGATCGTTACCGAACCGGGCAACGTCAACTCCCATAATTTTGGGGTACTGGGCGAACTCCTGGGGTTTTAAGTTGCGGTCCTGCGCCTCAACCACGACTGTCTCGGGGATAAACTGCGTGTCGCTGATACGGGGAAACTCACCCCGCACACGGACCCGGAAAAAATCGCTGTCATCGCCATAATCTTCCAGCCATTCAGCTATTTTCCGCTTGTCAGTCATTTTTGCTGTGCGGCTGTCTACTTGCCGAGTATTCCAGCGGTGTCGATACCGGCTAAAGCATTCTCTGAATCGTCCGGTGTTCCGCGTGGGGTTGCCAAAAACAAACCACATTGCGCCCGGCGTCGTCATCGCGCCTTCCGATACCTCCCAGATGATGTCGGGAATACCAGAGGCCTCGTCGTAGATGATCAAAACGTGCTGTGCGTGTTGTCCGGCGAACGCTTCGCTGTTGTGTTCGCTGTTCGGTACTGCTGCGGTAAACCAGGTTTCCGGATGCTCATTGTGAAAAAACTTGGTGGCCGTCCAGGTAAACCAGTGCTTGTTGATTGATCGCTTATGCCAGACTGCCAGCTCCCTCCATGTTTTTGTCGATAGCTGGGTGGTCGTATTGGCGGTGATGATCCCGTTTAAATGCGGCCGGGTACTCATTGCCCATAAAATTATGATGGCCGTCAGTGCAGATTTACCGATACCGTGGCCAGAAGCCGTGGCGTCCTGAATTGCTGCCTCGGGGTCTACATCAAAACTTCCTGCGATACTCTCAAGAACGCCCTTCTGCCATTCGTCCGGGCCGTCAGGGAAGTCCTCAAGCGGTCCGGGCTCACCCCAGGGGAACGCATATAGCGAAAAACCATACGGGTCATAGATAAACTGCGAAATGTCTTCGGCCAGCTCTTGCTCAATAGCATCGCTCATTTCTTGGCCTTGGCTGCCCGCTTCCTTGCCGCGTCCAGTATTTCAGCATGATCGACTTTAACGTTGATCTGTTCCTCAAACGCTTTCACGTCGACGTGCTTGCCAATCAGCTCCAAGTTCCGCAGTTTGTCCGGCCATTTGATCTTTTTAATAATCGTCTCAAGGTCGGGGTCTTCGCCTTGTAAATGTTTAATATCAATCGCTGAAATAGACAAGCGCCAGGCTTTTGGCCAATCCGATACTGGCTTCAAGGAATGGTCGACATCCAGGATGTCTGCCACGTCAAGCTGATCAATTTCAAAGAGTCGTTTCAGCACATAATCGGCATCAACCTTGACTCTTTCTGACCGTTCGCGCTTCGCTTGCTCGATGAATGCGTTGATTATAGGTTTTTTTAAGTTTTCAGCTCCAATAATAGGCGCCGTCTTTTTACTGTATCCAGCTTTTAACGCAGCACTGCTGGCGTTGAGCGAGACAATGTAATGTTCGACAAACGCCTGCTGCTTTGCTGTTAGCTTATCGCCTTTGCTCATGCAGTTCTCGCCTGTCCTTGATTGAATAATGCTCAGTAAAAACCCCGCTCAGTGGCGGGGCTCTTACGGTGCTTACTCGGTGTATTGAGTTGCTACTTTCCGGGCATCTCACCCGGTTGGATTGGATCACCTCCTCACACTCACATTGCCTTACGGCGTGGCGGGAACATCGGGCGTCTCACGACGTGCCGATTCTGTGTCAGGCTGACTGTGCATCAGCGTGCGAATTTGGGTGATCTGGTTATCGCATGGGACCAGCTCTTGATCCCACACTTGCGATACCGTCTTGAGTAAGTCGCCGGTTTCCATGCCGTAGTGCATGTACCCGAGGCTTACCGGTGTGTCATCTGGTTTGATACAGGGCTTTAACAGCTCTGCCGGGATCTTCACATACTCAACGGGGCCCGGTACCGGAATGTACTCAGGAACCGTCGTTGTGATTACCCCTGGGTTGCTCGAACATCCGGATAGCGTCATCAGGCAGAGGCTCGCGCAAAGCAGCGTATTCCGCTTTGAGTTCATCGATTCGTTTGAATTGGTGCTCAATGATTTCATTCGCGGCCTCGTTGATTCTCGCTGTCTCGACCAACGCCGCTTGCTCTAACTTATTCTGGTTGATCAGATCCTGGTTTCGCTTCTCTAGTCGCGCCTGCTGCTCATCGTAGAATGCCAGTCTGCGCTCGGCCGCGATCTCTTGGGCTTCATTGACTGCTGCTTGCTGTTGAGCGGCTAGTTCAAGGGCGGCGGTGCGCTCGTCGTGGTATTGCTCCCGGTACCAGAGCAGTCCGGTCAGTAGAATCAGACACGCAGCGAGAAATGGTCTGGCTTTCAGTAGTTTGCCGGCCGCAAATAGGAATTTCACTGAGTTACGCCCTTCTTAGCCAGTTCCTCGACTGCGGTGTTGCCGTAGTACCCGATTATCAGTGTTGCAGGTATGCCGTATGACCAGCCAATTACAACACTCATCGACGCGATTGTGCCTGGTCGCCATATTTCTAATACTGCCCAACAGAATGTCTGAATAACTGACCAGGTAATGCCGGTGTAATACCCTGCGCGTCGGTGTCTCCACCATCTACCCGGATTTGGGTGCTGTTCGCTCATGGGTAGTCTGCCCGGATCTGACGAATGTCGATGTCGTATTCAGTGCCGGTCAGTGCTTCCATGACTTCACGGAACGCATCACGGCTACTTGTGACTGCCCACTTGTCGTGAATGAAGCCCAGGCCTTTGCCGACGGCGACACAGCCCTCGACGTTTTCCATGTGGTTGCCCGGGTGAATCATAATAAACGTTCGGTTCGGCACCTCGGTAACCTGCCAGCCCTCGGGGTATTCTCCGCCACTAGCGCGATCAACAACCGGACTGAACCGCTTGCGCATGACATAGCGGCCCTCGGGTATGCAAGAGACATTCTGGCGGTTGCCCATCCAGGGTCGCTCAACGGTGAAACAGGAATAGTCATCTTTTGGGAAAATCAGCCGCCCAAACGTGCCCATCGGTGAGTATGCGAATCTCTGCAATAGGATCGTGGCGCGTGACATAGGGTTACCTGCTGCTAATTATTTGATCCAACTTCTCGCTAATGTTTTTCAGGTCGGCGCGAATCTCTAGGCGGTCCGTCTCAATGCGCGAGGCGGCGCGTCTTTGTTCGTCTGCCAGGTATTGAATTGCCTGGGAATTGATGCTTACTTGTTTATCGATAGTGCTAAACCAGGCGAGCACAGCAATAGCAACGGTGGCGGTCGTCAGGATATGAGTGATATTGATCGTCTTACTCAGGTGCCACTGCGATTCCGGCTTGTCCTGTCCTGCCATAGTTAACTCCGGGCATAAAAAAACCCCGAAAGCCGGAGCCGTCGGGGTTTCATGTATTTGGTAGCGGTAGAAACCGCACTTTGGTAATTTTCCTGCTATCTCTGCTCATTGTCAACTTTTAGTTTGAACAGCTCCCAGAATGCAGGGTGCATTTTACGCTCGCCCAGCTCCCATTTTTGCCAGGTTCGCAAGCCTACATGCACCCTCAGCCCGGCCCCTGCTTGAGTGAGCCCGGCTGACATCCTTGCTAATCGAATATCAGCCGGGTTTGGCGATGGCATCATTCGTGGATGCTGTCGTTGAGCCAATCGCTCAACTCATTAACGATGAAATTATAGGCGTCAGGGTCGTCTTTTATGTACTGATTGTCGTTGAGATAGGTCTCAACAACATGACGGCCATCATCCCAATCTGAGTATTTTGCGTCATTGTTCTCGTTGTTTTCTTCAACAGCATTCTTGCAATGCTCTAAAAGCTCAAACTGATCTGTGCTTTCGACAACCTGTTGATATGTTTGAAGTGCCATGATGTTTCCCTCTAATTCCAGTACCGCTGGGATCGGGTAGGTGCTCTGCGCTGACTACAAAACCCATAATACGCCCATTGGGCATAATATCAAGCATTGAATTGTAAAGATTTCCCCGCCTTGATCACCTTCATCCGGTACTTGCCGCCTTCGTGCCGGATCATCACCGTGCCGATTCGAAGGCACTACGCAATCTCCCGTGCGTCTTT